ATGCCAAACAATGGTATAGCAAATAACAACCGACAAGTAAGTCGATAAAGGAGAAACAATGTCTGAACAATCAGAAAATATATATATCAATCTAGTTAAGAATCCTAAGTGGGATGGTGTTGAAAGCAATCAACCTGTCTATGTGGGTCCGCCAAATGTGGAAGCACAACAGAAAGGAAAGAACTGGACCATTGGTGTTAAGATCAATGGGATGTGGTATAATCAAGCAGCATTCCCAACAAAAGATAAAGATGGGAATAAAGTTGCAGGTGGATTAACAATTAAGTTAACACCATCTGGATCTGGCAAAGCAAAAAATGACTTTGCATCTGCATCAAGTAATGGTAATGATGACTATACCTTTTAACATAAGTTAAAAAGTATCTAGCAGGGTGGGGTTTTTTCCCTTTCTATTCGTTTTCCCCACCTTGCTAAAAAAACAAATGAACATGAGCAAGATAACAGACTTAGATAAAAAGATTAAAGACTCTATCGTAGAGGATAGGCAAAAAGATTATGGAGATTATCAACATAACTTTACTATCCTTGCGGAAATGTTTACGCTTGTATTGTTTGATAGTTTAAAAAAAAGAATTAAGCCACACCAGGTAGGTCATATCATGATGGCACTTAAATTATTTAGATCAACACGAGGATATAAAGCTGATAACTACCATGATTTATCTATCTATAATGATATGGCGTTTGAATTACACAAAAAAGATGTTGCCAAAAAGGATAAAGTATGACAAAATTTACACGAATTATTAATGGTGAATGTCATTTTACAATGATTGAAACCTTTGATGATATAAAGAATGCTACTGACACTCGAAACAGAGGAGAGTTAGTAGAATGTAATATCGATAATTTAAGAATCGATTTTACAAAAGTAAAAAAGGAGCATGATGGAAAGCATCAAGATGCGTCTGCAGAAACTGAAGGATCTTCAAGCGAAGAAACATCAGAAATTTCTGGAAGCCAAACAAAAAGTAAATAAGTATCAACAAGATTCTTATAGATTACTTTGGCAGATAGAACAGACACAAGAAGAGTTATTAACTAGACAATAGTTATTAACTTTATAATTGAAAAAAACGGAAACAAAATGTAGGGGATCTATGACCATAAATGTAAGCCAACACTATCACGAACACATAAAAAAATTAAATCAAAACAATTTTATCTACAAAGTTAAGAAAGCATTTTACCTTCTTACGAACCAAGAAGAAAGATTATATGAGGTAGGGTTCTCGGAAGGATTTTTATATGCTGCTAAAGTTCTGCAAGAAAAAAAAGAAATAGTAGATAGCAATAAAAAAGTAATTGGCTTTGCATATAAGTCAGCGAGTCCAGATGCTATCAATAAGATTGTCGATAAAGTTTGTGAAAAATATTGTATTAGTAAACATACAGTTCTAAGTAAAGATAGACATAAAGAAGTAGTTAGAATTAGAAGTATCTTACACAATCTTTTATACGAGCATTATGATATAAGTATATCTTCTATTGGTAGGTTCTTTGATCAAGATCATACTACAATTTTATACTCACTTAATAACAAACAAAATAAAAATAGATACTGGGGAACAGAGCAAACGATATGGAAAGAGTACGAAGAGTTAAAAGAAATCTTGTCGGTGTAAACTGGCATCTAAGATATAGATTAAAGATCGAAGATCTAGAACATAAGCTAGATGATATGCGATTGTATGTTAGGCAGCTAGAAAGAAAAATTAAAAAACTTACTTCTTCTTGTTAGGAAAACCCATCAACATATTTTTGTAAGCCTTCTCAGAGATTGTAGATTTCTTTTTAGATCTACTGATCCCTTTTTTCTTACGCTGATTTATGTTATAGTATAAACCTTTTTTCATTAGTACTTACCTTTCATTTTAACTTTCATACCTTTTTTCTTTGCATACTCTTTTGCTTTTTTCTTACCAGCTTTAGAATAGCTGAACTTCTTTTTTCCTACCATTGGCATATTGTTTCTCCTGTTGTTGTTTGTATTTTAATTCACAATAAACATCAAAGCAAGAACCTTCTTTACCATCATGGCAAAAGTATTCTCGTTTGTGTGTGACAATCCATCCACCCGCATCACTTATTAATTCTTTGTTGCAACTCTTACAATGACCGCACACTAAAGATTTAGTTGCAGGTTTCTTCCAACCTTTTTTTTTAGCTACCATGCTTTACAGGACCAATATCTTGCTGACAACTTGTTAGTTGCGGTAGCACAATTGTGTCTAGCTCTGAAGCTCTTTCTTCTTGCTGGAATTTGTTTCTTGATTGACATTTTTGGATCACCAAATCTAACTAATTTAACTTTGTTGCCAGACTTAGCAAGTACCGCAGATTTTTTCTTAGCACCTGGAGTTCTCTTAGGTTTATTGTAACCAGAAAATCTTTCACCTCTATATGTTATTGCCATTACTTTATCATCCTATCTATGTGATTATAAATTCTGCCAATCTGTTTATCAACATTCATTATTTCTTCTGTAAGCATACCAATATGAACTTGCAATTCAACAATAGTTATTAATACATATGTGGATAACCCTAACAAAATTGCACCAAGTATACCTATTAACATTGTATTATGTTCTCGTTTCATTTTGCAACTTTACCTTTATTAATTCCTTTTTTAATTACATAATCTTTAGTACCATTAGCACCATGCTCAACTTCTTTCTTTAGAAGTTTAAATAGATCCATCTCTTTTAATTTCTTTTCTAATTTTTTATTAAACTCTTCTAATACTTTAGTGTCTCTCATTTCTTTTTTCTCTTTTTCTTTTTAGATTTTGTAAACTGATCCTCAACCCAAGCAATGTAATCATCGATCATACCAAAGAACTTATATAATAATTTATCCAACATACTTACCTACCTTGTCTGTTGTATTTCTTATAGCTTCTCTTTTCTGATTTGTTAAGATTTTTTTTGTGTCTTCTTGGTCTCTTAGGTGGCTTATCTCTAGGTACAAAGTGTGTAAATTTTTGCTTAGCCATTATTTTTTCTTCTTAGTTTTTCTTTTCTTTTTCTTACCTGTTTGTTGTGCAAGAAGGGTAGGTTTCTTTTTACTATATTGTGATACAAACATTGTTGGTATTTGTTGGCTCATTATTTCCTCTTAATTAAATCTGTTGCTTTAAGACCATAGACACTAGCTATGACTCCTACAAAAATTGTCTGATACCAGAAAGGAAGATCAGAAAAGTATTCAAAGAATAGTTTCATCTTTTCCATGTGTTCTGGATTGTCTGACCAAACTGCAAACCCTAACATAAGAATAGGTATGCTGAGCAAGATTAAAATGAACTCATCTTTCCAATCTGAATTTCTAGACTCAAGAAGTTTGCCGCTGTATTCAAGCTCACCTTTACTCATCTTCTCTGCATGACGCATAGCAGCATCTGCCATAAGCATCTTAGTCTTTTGCTTATTCTTGTAGATATGACTACCTGCTTCTACCGCCAATTTAATTGCACTTAACCACACTATCTTATATCTCCTATAATTGGTTTGTACTTTGTTTTACCATCTTCTTTGAATGCTCTCAAGAATTGTTTTCTTGGTTTATCTGAGTAGCTGCAATGAACCCATCCAGAGTTAGGCTCTCCAAGTGTGTAAAATTCTAGGATCATTTGATCCCAATCTTCAAGGTTATCTTTAATCCAATAAGCAAGATTAGCATTGTCAACACCAGGTACTTCGAAGTCTGCGGCTTCCCCATTAGCGTGTTGTGAATTAACTGAGCTGCCAATCTTAACGCATAGTTCTGGGGATCTGAACCCAGAGGTTACAGTTACTGGACCAAAATGATTACGAACAGGTTGTAATATTTTTTGGCACAGCTCTTTTAGTTTTACAATCTGATCCATGTTAGGTTCATTAGGTATACCATTACGAATAGCATAATCAGATTTAGTGAGTTCTTTTAATGTAAAATTTGGGGATAGATTCATTCGTATATTATTTTCACTCCTAGTTTTTTTTGTTCTTTAGTTGCGTGTCTGTTAATAAACTTACCTTTAAGTTTTCTTTTATAGCCATCTTTTGCAACATAGCTTTCAACTTTCCTATAGTTCTTAGACTTAACATCATAAGCAGTATACTCACCTGTTGTTATATTTAAAGTCACAATATCTACTGGACCTAAACCACCAACTGGTGCAAATACTATTAGATTAGGATCTTGTGCAAGTCTAAGTTGAGCAGTAAGCTCAGAAGTTAAACCTATGATAGCAGTTTTTCTACGATTGTTTTTAGCCATGAAAATTTCTGAAAAAATATTTTATTTTTTTAGCCATTATATTTAAAGAAGCCTACCAAAGCAGTAACTAAACCTGCTAGGAAGATCAGAACATTGACAGCACCTTTACCTTTGTTCATGTCAGTTCTTAGATCTTTAACTTCTTTTTTTAATTCATCAATTGCATTGAATAATGTTTTCATTCTTTCTGCACAGACTTTTTCATGAGAGGATAACCTGTAGCC